TCACGGTCTAGATCGCCATCACGGAAGCACTTCTTGATCTTCTCAGCTACCTCCCCAGCTTCACCGACTAGGCCAAGTGTATTCTCAGCAAGCCTATCAGTTCCTTTAGTTAGTACCTTGCCCTCTACGAAGTCAGAGTATTCTTTAAGGTTCATTTTGTTTTCCTTTGGTTGTTGTTTGTGGATAAGCCCAGTAGCACAGGCAATGCAAATGCTACTAGGAAGCTTATGAAGAAGTAGTCGAATGAAGTCATTGCCTTTTTCCTTTGTGTGTGTGTTTCCTTAACACTGTTTCTAAAGCAAGTCTCAAGCAGCCACAACCCCTAAAAGACAAAAAGGCCCCACTATTTCTAGCAGGGCCAATGTTGTTAAGGTTCTACAGGCCAAACGATAGTCTCTGGGAAACCTACTTGATCTGTGATGTCACGTAGAGCCTGACGGTAGACGGCCCATGATCGCTTGTCGCGTGGGCTGTCTGCAAGTTGTGTGTAGTCGGACTCTGTTAGAAAAGCGTCGCGCTTGTCACGGGCTTCTGCGGCTAACTTAGCAACAGACTTGTCTTTGACGGTCCAGCCCCAGACATACGTGCCGTCGCCCTGATCTGTTGGCTGAGCGTCGCGCTCTACAACCTGCCCCTCATTAACCGCTGGCTTTTCCGTTTGGGTCACGGGAAACACGCCCAGCGCTGCCAAGGTCTCAGTGTTTGGCTCCTTGGGGAAGGAGGTTTGCGGGTTGTCTTGGCGAAGCTGCCGGAACGTGTACCGCCCAGCTACGTTGTTAGTTAGCTTAATGTATTGCATGTAGGTATCTCCTTATGCTGCTTAGAATGTAGCGGCTGCTATGGCGCAATCAGAAGATGGTCCCTGAAATGTAGCTGACACCGTTCTTGGGGTTTCATCTGCAGATATAACCTCAGACCCCATGCCAATTTGACCGCGACTGTTTGACGTGTCATCGAATTGGACGTCTTCAGTCACTCCAGTCCAAGCTATGCCGATGGACCCAGTGTCACTACCTGCACACGCGAATAGAAGTTCACCCTCTAACACATTCAAGGTAGTTGAAACCACAGACCCTGTATTGATGGAACTAGCTGTGGCTGTAGCAGTGGCTGACATTCCTGTTGTTGAATAAATAGCCATACCCCCGTCGTTGGGATCAGAGTTATAGGTCACTACAATGTTGGCAGTCGTGCCTGACGTAACTAGCAAAGTAGCTATATGACTGTATCCCCGCTCACCCGCTGTCGACGCCACCTGAACATCCATAGCCACCCCACCAACAGTTATACCAGTAATGGAACGGGTTGATCTTGTGCTATTCAAGACAACTAACACCCTGTCAGCAGAAGCAGTACCGATTGGGCAGTTGGCGTAGGTAATCACGCCCGACGAATTCGTGACTTTACCTGTGTCCTTGTAGGATGCGTTAGCCTCTAAGGTTTTAGTTGGGTCGGCCCCTCCCAAGGCTGCGCCTAGCCCTTTTTGTCTCGTTGCCATATTAACCACCATCCCCTGTGCGGCGACCGTATAGTGTCGAACCGACTTTCTGGATCAAGACAGGCGTTACGGTCGTCAGGCCCAGCGTAGGGGCTGTTCCACCGTCAGTGAGCCATGTGATCGTCGGCCATGTGATTGTGTACGCTGTGCCGTCTTGGATAAGCAACTCAACAAACTCACCATCAGTAAGGCTGTCTGTGGGGCTAGAGTTTCCTGTTAGCGTCCACTCTTGAACCGTACCGTTTGCAGGATTAATCGCAGGCGTTGTACCTGCTGGCATCGTACCTGTTTGCTCCTCAATAGAGCCAGTAAAGACTGGGTTGCTTGAAGATGCCTTAGTGTTCAACTGAGTCTGTATGGCACTTGTAACGCCGTCTACATAGTTAAGTTCTACTGTGGAGGCTGTAATGCCATCCATTATGTTAAGCTCTGCTGTAGAGGCTGTAATACCATCAAGCACATTGATCTCAGGTGCTAGTGCGCTTAGGCCAAGGTTGGTGAGGGCTGTAGCTGCATTAGCTACGTCAGAGAGGTTGTTAGATGCCAGCAGCCCACCAGCATCATCTACTGTCGTTGAGCTAACAACGGCTACCCAAGTAGCGTTATTGTAAATCTTCAGGACACCCGGCGTTGTCGATGTGTCCAGCCAAAGCTTGCCATTAGCAACCTCATCAGTTGGGGCTGTAGCTCCTGAGTGGCAAGTGTCCAATGCCTCCAGTGCATCGTTTGCATTAGAGGTGTAGACGACACCGTTTACGTTAGCGTCTAAGACCCTTGTTGTTGTAGCCATCTTGTGGCCTCCTTTGTTTTCTAGAATGAGTGTTGCAAGCCCCCGTTAGGGAGCCTGCTTGTTTCTTATTGTCCTACTGCTTGCCAAGTGATTGAACGGGCAACCCTAGACCCTGAGTTGTAGACAGAGTAAGTGAAGTCGTCCTTGGTTATGCTAGTGATGTTGATGATGTCAGAGGTTGAACCACCAACAGTGTTGCAGCCAACGTAAGGTACGTCAGTGCCACCAATGCCACCATAGAACGGTGCTACAAAGCTAACAGTTGTGTCAGCACTAGCACTGCTTGTAGAAGTCCCACGCTCAGAAACATCAGACTTATCAGCAGTGAGCGAAAGATCAGATATAGACACTGTGTAAGTAACTGAAGCTACTACAGCAGTTATCCTGAACTCAAAGGCCCTATGGCGATAGTTGCCAATAGTGAATGTTTCCCAGTCAGACCATGTAGGCGATCCTGTAGGGTCATCATCAGTTGTCCTAACCTCAAAAGTGACTGAGGCATTAACGACAGGACCAGCAAACCGTGTGACAGAAGCCACAGGGTCATAGTCCGCCACAACATTTGCCCCATCAGTAATAGAGGCACTGAGGTTTGGAACAAGCCTTATGCTCTCAACACTGCCTAAGTCGATGTTGTTATCAAACAGATAGGCCATCGTAAGGAACCCATCATCCAGCTCAAGGTTACTACCAACAACTGTGCAGTTTGTCTTAGTCCCAGCGAAGGTAGGGTCTTCTGCAATGGTAGTGATGACGTTGTAATCAGGCCCCACAAAGGAGTTCTTAACAACCGCTGCATTAGCACAAGCATTGTCTGAACTATCAAAGTGTTTGATAAGATAGTAACCGGGCGCGATAGGGAGCGTAGCGGTCGTAGTAGAACCACTGATGTTGTTAACGATTACTTGTGCGATCTCCCAGTTTGGAGTGACCACATCATCCCTAACATATCTGATCTCAGTAGTGCCACCAGAGACAACATCAAGATCACTAGGCGTGTCCCATGTAAACAAGATGCCACTATCAGTAACCTTGCTGGTGAAGTTTGTTGGGTCCGCTGGGATAGCAGACAAGCCTAAGATAGTCTTTGTTCCCACAAGAGGTGTTCCCTCATAACCAAACCAACTGATTGGCGTGATCCTGAAGTGGTAATCGCCAGCCCTGATGTCGTTAAAGACAAAGTTTTCACCAACTGTGTAGCCCAACAGCCTGTAGGTAGGGCCATCATCGTCCCTGAAGTATTCAACCTTGAAGTCTTTAGCACCTACCCCACCAACAGGCTCAGAGAAGCCTATAGTTGCCCTAGCTTTAACACCAGAAGCTTTGTTGGTCTGGTAGAGCGTCTCAGCCAAACTGAAGGAGGTTGGTACATCAGGAACTCTTACAACTGCGTTAGTTGCAGCTACACCCTCAGACAAGCGCCCTAGTGGTGTCTGTGCCTTAACAGTGAACGTAACGCTCTGACCGTTAGCCCATTCAGGCCGTGGGTGGATCACGAAGCTCTCACCAGTGGTCTCACCAAGTATTTGAAGCTCACCACCGACTGTGTAGTAGACTACGCACTTGAAAGAACCATCAGTAGGTGCAGTCCATGTGAGTTCTGCGATAGCTGTCTTGTCAACATCAGGTGTCCCTGCAACGTAGGTAAGGTCAGTCACAGGCTCAACAACAAAGTCAAAAGTTGGCCTTGTCGAATAACCTATATCATCATTAACATTCCAAGCAAGTGTCTGGTAGTCAAAGTAGCTGCAAGCAAGCTTTACAGTGAAGTCAGCATTAACCTCAATAGCCTCCACCCTATAGACCTCATCAGAGATGCCAGAGGTTGAACAAGTAAGATTAATGAAGTCCCCCGGCTCAAGGCTTAGGCCCTTCTTGCTAACTGTAAGGTCAACAGTCCTAGACTGCCTGCTTTCCCTAACCAGTTGCTCAGCAGTAGCCAGAGCGTGGTAAGGGTCTGTGACACCATCTGCTGTAAGGGTACTGACGAAAGGTTGGTTGTTGTCCTCAGTCAGAAATGTAGTGTGAGCTGTTGAGTTAGTTGGAGGCCAAGTGGCACTGTCGTTCTTGAAGTCCTCGTGTTCGTTTACGAAGCTGACAGTGATCTGGTTGTGCCGCGCAGAAGCGCTGGGCCAAGATAAGCTAACGTCCTTGCGGATGATGTCCTCATCAGTGAAGTAGTGACTAGCGTCAACCAAAGCATCTTGCTCAAGAGCTGTCGTAGGGTACTCAACTAGAAGCTTGTACTTACCCTCAGAACTCCACGTTAGCTCAGCGAGAGCCATAGTGTTCAAGATGCTCTCAATGTTGTCCCTGATCTTGTTCTCAGAGCTGAGTGAGATGTTACACTCATAGAGGGGGATGTCGCGGGTTGTTGGCCCGCCATTGATTACACCAGAGACAGCCCGTCCTGTGCTAACAGTAGTACCACAGACAATAGCTGCCTCGTAGAAGGACTGAAGGTCAACCTCAGAGGTAGACAAGCCACGACCAAAGTCATCGTTAAGTAGGTAGTCCAACAAGCACAGAGCAGGGTTGTTAGAGTAGCTGTAAGCACCAAGGCTGTAGCTGCTACCGTCGAAGGTAACAGGGCGAACCTTGCGGCCCTTTACGATAAAGCCCATTTGTGGGAGGCCATTGTATTGAGGGTCATCACGGTCTAGCTTGAAGGTGGCAGACGCAAAGGCTGTGCCAGTGAACGTGTTAGTCGAGGGAATACCGTTAGCTGTTGCTACAGCGTCAGCAGTGCCACCATTCTTGAACGTCCTGATGCTGTGTTTAAACCTCTGTGTACTATCATCGTAGTCCAAGTCATTGACCTTAACGCCAACTACACCTTCGATACCATCGTGGCACAGCGCATATTGTACATGGAGATACTCGTTCTTTGAACCATTGCGTGTTAGGTTGAAGAAGCGCTCGTTGAAAGTGTCGCTGTCACCAAAGGAAGCACTTGTGTAGACGCTTGTTATGTTGTGCTTAACACTGATACCGCCAAGGTAGTTCTTGCCGTAGACCACAGGAACAGCAGCCGCCTCCCCTGTTATCGTTAGCGAATAGCCCTTAGCCTTGTCAGCAGCAGCCTCCTGCTTAGCCTTTAGTGCGTTAGCTTTTTTGTTCTGGTAGACGACTGAAGCCACAAAGACTACAGCCTGAAATATTTGAAACCACATTAGACTTTACCCCACTTCACTGTTATCTCATTGCCACTATAGACCTCATCAAAGGAGGTGTCTGTGTCGCTCTTTTGATCCATCCCATCTTTGGAAGTGATAAAGCTCCTAACCAAGTCTAGGTCAGACATAGGTGAAGTCCCCTCAAGCGTTGCTATCTTCTCCTCGAAGTCATTAGAGATAGAAGGTTTGTCAACTGTGCCTTTGTAGACCTTGATTACATCACCCTCTGTCAGCAGTAAGTTACCACTAGCATCCTTGAAGGCCAAGTAGACCTCTACAGGCTTACCCACCACGTTGATCTTGAACTCAGCCAGCATCTCGTCAAGCAAGTCAGCCACCATGATTGTGTAGCTTTCCCTGTCAACGACTGTGGAGTTCTTTGGGCTATCAACATTGAAAAGCCCACTGTCAGCTAGGTAAGTGCTGCCACCATAGACAACATCATAGCTGTTAGAAGTGACGTAGTAAGTGGAGTTGAAAGACAGCTTTATTAGGAAAGCGTACTCTATCTCACCACTATCAAGAACCGCTTGTAGTTCTGTTGAGAATTGTCTCATTATGTCACAGCCTCCACTAAGTTGATTGAACCCGTGCTAGACAGGATACCATCCGTAAAGGTAAGACCACGAAGGTTGCTCACGTCACGGTAATATCTCAAGGTCACAGCGGATGCTGTAGAGTTGCTTGTCAGGAACGTGTGCGATGTCGTAACAGCAGTGCGGAGCTGTGGGTAGATCGGCACAGCAACAGTACCAGCCGCCACATCATCAGTCACCATGTAGACCTTATCGTGGTTGCTGAACTTGATGAAAGAACCCTTGCTGACTACACCATCAGAAACAATAGTGACTGACGATACACCAGCAGCAGCATCAGCGTCTATAGCCAGAACTGAGCTAGAGGTGTTAGCAGTAACCACAGAAGGGAGCTGTGGCATAACCATAGTCTCAGCAGAGGAGATGCCTGTGACCATCCCAACAAAGATGTCAGCTTCTGTATCACCTGATGACACAGTCTTGAAGCTAAGCTCCCAGCGCTGGGCGCCTTGTGAAGCACGTTGCTTACTAAGACTGATTGTGTCTACGTCAAACACTGGCTCATTGGAAGTGATCGAAAGTGGGGCTAGTATCTTAGAACCTTTGAAGAAGTAGGCCATGTCTAGTATCCTTGTGTTATAGTTGCCCCTGAGAGCCACTGGGAGGCACTCTACAGCGCCATCTTGTTAAATTAGCACCCACCATAGCCAAGAGAGGCTACAGTGGGCTTAGAGACGCTCTTAGCGCCTGTTGTTTTCCTTGTTGAGCATGTTAGTTCCTGCTGCGATCTCTGGCATCATCTTAACGATCTCAGAGCGTGTAAGCCTAGAGACGTCACCAGTGACACTGATGTTGAACGT